ACTTTTTTCGGACAGCGTTCCAGTCCATCCGATCCAGTTCTCCATAAACCTTTTTTGTTTGAGTTTTGTCTTGCAAATTTTGCTGCAAGTTTGAGAATAAACTCTGCATGGCTGTGTGCGAGCTTGCCTCTTTCGCAAGCAATATCACGTTCCAAAGGAGAATCGGACCTTTTAAGCCAATTTTCAAGGGCATCTTTTGTATGTTGGGGTGCGGTTTCTTTTAAAATATGGGTAACTGAATGGTATATGTTGTTCTTGTCGTCACGGTAGACTCTGTACGGTCCACTATTATCTTGAACTAAGTTCCATTTAGCCAGGGAAGCTAGTGCGTTTTGTTTGTCTAGCGTACCCATGTTTGATGAATAAATACACGATCCCATTATTAATATACCTCAAATAGTTTCTTTAGCCAGTTGTCAGGATAATAAAAGACCTCACATTCAAATATCTTTCCATCTTTGGATACCATTTGGTGAGGTAGCCTCCGTGGTTCAGTACCATATTCCTCTATCCACTTGGATTTTACCCACTTACCTATTGTTGGTAAGAATCTTTGAATGTGATTGTAGTGAAAGTTGGTGTCGTAATACTTGAAGTCAGACATATAGAAGCGAGGTTTGAAATAAATATAGCAGAATTATTGGTGTAGTAAACTATTGTCAATAGTTAGACGTACAATATACTGCGTTTAGTGGTTTTGTAGCGTACAAATGCGTGTAAAATAGTGCATTAGTACATACAAGTATGTAAAACTAAATACTTTTTTTAGCCTGTTACAGATTATTAAGCATTAAAAAGAGGGTCAGTTATGACCCCCTATGAATGGCGTTTACTCTTCTTCCTTAAAAGGATTGCCACCTTTGAGCAGTCTTTCAAGATCAAACTCTTTTTCTGCCTCCCATGCTTCTTCTACAGCTTTAGCCATAGCTTTCTTTTTAGGTGCAGCTTGCACAGTGTACTTTGTGTCTGTGCCTTGTCCTTCACGAGACAGGTAGAAATCACATTCAGTCATAGAATCGGCATAATCTTCTAACTGACTGATTACATCAAATTGTTGAGTAATAGTTTTCTGTGTCCATGAAAGAACTTGTATTCGTTCCAGGTCATAATTGTAGACGGGAACTGCGTGTCCTATCCTGCAAGATTCAGGAGCTTTACCATCTCTGCTAAGTGACCTAACATAATCGTCACCGAGTTTTTGCTCAATGTCCTCTGGTGTTGGTTCTTCAGCAAAACGGAAAGGCTTGCGTCTTTCAGGATCATTAACTTCATGCCCCCATAGTTCATAGAACATGAATGGCTCTTCAGCTAATAAAGTGAAACGGACTTTTGATCCGCTTTTGACATTTGTGGGGTTCAAATAGTCATCTTTTGTACTACTTGAAGCAGCAGCATCTTCTCTAGCAATAGTAGAAATAAAAGGCATAATGCGTGTTGGCTATGAAAGCCTAAGTTGCATTATTATTGTAGTACATAGACAAATCAATGTCAATGATATATAATAAGAAAACCCTAAAGGGTGGAGTTCCTTCAGGGTTTCAACATATAGTCTACAAGAGGTATTGTAACACATGAGTAATAAAGATTTTGTGCCTGAAATGCCATTGACATGGCTGACCTGTCCTATATATGCCCAGGGTGTTTTATTACCAAAACGTAACGAATCGAGTCCAGATAGATATTCTGATGGAAAAGTACCATTTGGTAAGGCTTGGAAAGAAAAGCTAACAGTAAATGATTCTCTTTTAATGATCGAAAGAGATCCAGATACTTTTAAAGCTATCGGAGTATTTACTGGACCTAGATCAGATGGTCTTGTGATGTTTGATGTGGATAAAAATTTAGGTGCTATTGAAAAGAAATGGGGTAAAGATCTCAAAAAAGCACCGAAAGTTACTTCACTAAAAAAGAACGCTGCAAAGTTTATCTTTAAAGTTCCTCAAGAATTGTGGTCTGACTTGGAAGCTATTAGTCATACTGCTGCTGGACACGAAGGTTGGGAAGTTTTATGGGGTGGACAGGGTGTTATAGCTGGTGAATATTACAAAGAAGAAGTTGGTAAAGGTGAATATAAGTTAGAAGGTGATTTATTTGACGTACCAGAAGCACCAGAATGGTTGCTGTCTCGTATGAAAGATCAATACAAAAAGAAGAATCAGGATGTTGATGTTAAGTATGTAGATAACAGATGGAGCAAACGAACCAAGGAAGAAAAAATTGCGATTATTAGTGGTTGCTTGAGTGTTATTAAATACACAGGACCAAATAGTGAGCATTATTGGTGGGAAATAGGGGCAATGATAAACAATGAGTTGCCAGGTATTGAAGGTTTAGAGCTTTGGACTGAGTGGAGTAAACGTGATCCAGACTACGAACATTGTTGGGATGGGGGTGAAGATCCTTGTGCTGCTAGATGGTATGCAACTTGGAGAAATGATGGGGCACGATACAATATGTCTCATCTTATTGAATTAGCAGATGATGTTGATCCAGATAGAAAAAGATTCAAGGAGACAGGGTTAGACAAACTAATAGAAGATGTAGAAGCTATTCCGCTTCGCTACAAAGAAGAAATACTGGATGGTGAGGATCTCATTCAGCGATACATGGATATTGACAGTGATCCTAAGAATGAAAACCCTGCACTACATAATCAAGCGGTCCATAAATTAGCTATTGAAGCCAAGCGTGGTAATGCTGCTGAGATTGAAAGGTTGATTGATACGCACGAAATGTTTAGCAGGACAAAAGGCCAAAAGCCTATGACCCCTGATGAGCTAGATGACACACCTTTTGAATACTTAATTCCAGGATTATTACCAAAACCTTGGACATTACTTGTTCATGCAGATGGTGGTACAGGTAAGACTGCTATGTGTCAGACAATAGGAAAGCATATTGGACAGGGCAAACCTTTTAATGTTTATGGTGGTCTTGTCAACGTACCAGTTGGTAAGGTTCTTTGGTTGAATGGAGATCAGAACGAAAGAATATTGCGTAGGCAAATGAAACTTATTGGCTGCGATAAGAATGTCAAAGTTGTTACTGAGTGGGATATGCAGTGGTATTCAAGATTTAAGAAAATACAGAAAAAGAATCAGTACGATCTTGTAGTCATTGATAGTTTAGATGGGTGTAATGATAGTAACCCATACGAAGAAAACAGAAGAGAATATGCTTTACCTATCAAGAAACTTGTTAGACGTAATGGACAGGACTTTCCAGCTTGCTCGATAATTATTATTCATCACAACACAAAGGAAGGTAAGTTTAGAGGTACTTCAGCCATTAAAAACGCAGTGGATGAGACATGGAATATGAGGAAACTATCAATGAATGATGCTGCCGAGATGGGTCTTAGTGCAAACAGTCGTTTAGTAAGCGTTGAGAAGTCCAGGGAGGACCGTGAAGGACTGCGTATGATATTTACCTTGTTGCCTGATTACACTTACTCTATAACTCCTGCACCAGACAATGCAGATGAAGCTAGGCTGGACACTCCAAATACTCATACATTGGAAATACTACGTTTGATGAGAAGAGAGAGTAAGCCATGGTGTGTTAAGGATCTAGTCGAACACGATACAGTGGGTGGTTTACACAGAAAACGTGCAATAATATACAGCTTAAATAAGCTGGAGGATCAGAAATTGATTGAAGAAGTTGACGTTCCAAAAAGTAAAAGTAAAGGTGGTAGACCATCCAAGTTTTACAAAGCAGTGGGTAAAGAATTACCAAGATCATTTTCTTCCTTCACGCGTGATATACCCCGAAATGATGTGTATAAACCTAATAACGTAGATACTGGAACGGATTTGAATAACAACGAAAATGGTATAAACCCTAATTTTGTAAAAACCCCTGACGATGAAGTAGGTTTATACAATGAAGAGGTTAATACAAAACCGATTGTTAATCAAAACCCTTCTACTGGAACGGAAGAGGGTTTATACACAGAGTCCTCTAGGTATATAGAAGACAACGAAAATTTTTGGGAGAACTAATCCTTGAACAACAAAACAATTAATGTCACTATCTACGAAGAGAAATTTCCTGCTGATGATAGTCCGTTGGCCACTGTTCGATACACAGAATATGACCATATAAGAAAGAGAGTTGAAAACGTAACTCAAGTTGAATACTTTGATAAAGAGTATTTCCACAGCCAAGTTTTAGAGGCGGTTCGTTATGGACTTGATGTCTCTATATGCACACAACTTAGTGTTAAAAATTTACAAAAGAAGCTCGACCTCTGGACAAACTAATACTAGACTACTACAATATTAAAACCAGCAAATTCATTTATGGAATTTAAAGAAGAGGAAGTAGTAACTAAAAAATCTACTATTGATGTACAGTCAGGCGAAGTACATAAAGTGCTTGAAAAAGACAATACAGTTAGTGTTGTATTTCAAGAAGAAAAGAATGACGTTCTTATGAAATGTGTATTAAATCTTACTAAAGATCAACTTGCACATATTAATAGAGAACATAATATAAAACCTTTAGCTAAAGAACAATTACAGGCAATACACGCAAAGAATGATGCAGCAGAAATAAAAGAAGCTGCATTAGTTCCTGCTGATCCTGTAGTAGAAATTACAATTCCAGCTAAATTAAATACACCTATAAAACACTTGCCAACAGAGACTTATCCTCCATTAAACTGGAAAGATAAAACCCCAGAAAGAGAAGCAAAAATCTATCGTTCCAAAATAGACCCCGACAAGATTACATACTTGCTTAACTACATATTTAGATGGCATAAAAAGAATAAGTACCACAGAGCTAAAAAAGATAAAAACTGCAACCTAGCTCATTTTTTGAAGTCTTACTTACCAAATAACAATGGTATGGATTTTCAGACTGCTAGACGTATTTATCTTGCACAGACTTACAAAGAAATAACTGAGCCTTATAGATCACAGTGGGTCGCATTAGTCCAAGATTTAGACACAAGGGGTTATCATAACGAAGTTCCCGATTACATACGAAAGCATTACAAGTGTTGACAAATGTGCTACAGTAGTAGAGCACATAATTAAGGTTCTCCCATGACCTCAACACTTACTAAACAAGAGTATTCTGTTTACTACGGAATATCAGAATTAAAAAGATTGCGTACTGCACACAGTATTGCGTTTGATACAGAAACATTACAGCTACAACCAGAAGAAGGAAAGCTCCGACTTATTCAGTTGGGGTGTTTTTCTTCTCGAACCATAGTAGTTATTGATTGCTTTGAATTAGAGAGTGGCGATTGGAATTATTTAGAAGAGTTTTTCAGTTCTACTGAAAGATTTTGGTTAGCTCATAATGCAGTATTTGATATTGGTTGGCTTCAAGAACATGACATACATCTAAATGGTTTTGTTAGATGTAGCATGATAGCCAGCAGACTTCTTACTAACGGAATACCTCAAACTAAACACGGTCTTGACGCACTAGCTAAGAGACAATTAGGTATAGATGTATCTAAAGAACAACAGAAGTCTGATTGGGGTGCGGAGGTACTATCAAAAGAACAGTTAGCTTACGCTGCAAAAGATATAGAAGTTTTACTCGAACTAGATCAAGTTTTAGAGCAAAAACTTAGAAATGCTCAACTTACAAGAGCATACGTTTTAGAGTGCAGAGCTTTACCAGCTATGGCTCAAATGTGGCGAACTGGACTACCCTGGAATAAAGAAGAGTTACATCAATGCCGTATAGATTATGAAGATGACATTAAAGAATTGGGTAATGAATTTATCAGAGAACTTGATAATGACTTACCACTTGGAAAAAAGTTACCTAGAGATGATGATGGCACGTTCAACTTACGAGCAAAAGATTCAGGATCAAAAAGATTAGGTACTAAAAAATATGCTGGATTTAATATTAAAAGCTCTAAGCAGTTGTTGGAAAAACTTGAAATAATACTTGGTTATACTCCTGTAAATAATGATGGTAAACCTAGTGTTGCTAAAGATGCTTTGAAAAATTGTGCTGCTGATTCTCCCACGATCCAGACACTTATGACTTGGAAACGTAGAGAAAAGCGTAGACAAATGATTGAAAGCATACAAGATAAGATGACTTTACACAGAAAGTTTAAGGACATTTATTTTGTTAGAGCATCTTATATGCAGTTGGGGGCAGATACAGGAAGAATGTCTAGTATCAAGCCAAACAACCAGCAGATACCAAGAGACTCGGAGTTTAGACAATGTGTACAAGCTCCTTTGTACTGGAAGATTGTAGATGCTGACTTTTCACAGATGGAATTACGTCTTGCTGCTGCTTTAGCGAAAGACAAGAACATGACTGCTGCATTTCAACGTGGCGAAGATTTGCATGACTATACGGCTTCACAAATGGGTTGCGATAGACAGATCGCTAAGTCAGCTAACTTTGGTTTGCTGTATGGTGCTGGTGCTGAAGGTTTACGAAAGTATGCTGGTAGCAGTGGTGTAATTATGTCACCAGAAGAAGCTGTAGAAATTCGTGACAACTGGCTTAATACATATAGCGGTATTCGGGATTGGCAGAGAAAAATGAACTATCTTTCACGATCCACTGAAGATGATGAATGGCCTGAGACTAGAGTTCCAGTATCCAATATGCGTAGGTTTCTAAAAGGTGATCTTAACAGAACTACTGTTAGATGTAATACACCGATTCAAGGTGCTGGTGCTGCAATACTAAAATGTGCATTAGGTAACTTATGGACACAAGTTAAAGAAGCTGGCGAAGATAAAGTAATGATCGCAGCAGCCGTTCACGATGAATTGATACTTCTTGTTAAAGAAAATATAGCAGATGAGTGGGCTGAGATTCTTAAAACTACAATGGAAAAAGCGGAGGCAAAGTGGTTGGGTGACGTACCCGCATTAGCTGAAGTATCCATTGGTGATAAATGGAGCGAGGTTCATTAATGACAAAAAAAGAATATTGCCAAGCACTAGCCAATTTATCTGACAGATATTTGTTTGAAAATATGTCAAACAGAGAATATGTAAAGCAAAGAGAGGCTATTGAAACCAACTATTTAAAAACAATTTACAAGAAATAACTATGATTGGTATTTGCAAAAACGAACACGGGTGGTATATCTCCAAGCATAATAAACAGCTTGGAGTAAAATACTACAAGACTCTTACGGAGGTTATGCCTGTTGCTTATGCAGAAGAATATAAGAGTAGATCTGATGAAGGATCTCTACAAAGAGATTCCTAAAGCTACTACTAAGGACATAGCTAGTATCATTGATTTTTTGAAAAGAGCCAGAGAGGTTCGTACAGGAAAGACCAAAAAACGTAGAGAAGCTAGAAAAAAGTATGTGGAAAAGCAACTTGATAAAGCCGATTTCCCATTTTGGTGGTAAAGTAGTACAAGAACAACATTGTAAATGGCTCTCAAACACGGAAACAAAAGCTATTATCAGGTACTAATCGACCCAAACAGAGCAGAACTTATAGAAAAAGTGGCTGACAAAGAGGGTATGCGTGGTACTGCATGGGTAAGAAAGGTAGCTTATGAGGCTTTACAACGTGAATATCCTAGTTCAGAATATAAAATTGCTGAAGCTAAAGATGAGTTGATGTGGAGACAGTCTGTACAAAGACGAATTGAAGGTAGAAGGCAAAAAAGCTAAGGAGTACGGAAAAATTTCTTGAAAGGATTTTTAGGCTTTTCTTTTCTCATTTCTGCTACAACACGATTAGCTTCTAGTTCTATAAGCCTATTTAATAAGGAAGCCATAAATATATCTTGATCAAACTTTTTTCTTACAAGATGTGTGCAATATCTTTTTATATCAACTAAATCATCAGCTTTCATTATCTCCCTGCATTGCATTTCTATTTCCAGTTCAAGTTCAGGAGGTGCTGGTTCTATATTTATGTTGAGGAATTTAGTTATTTTCATTTACTGAAGTCCAGTAGTAGAACCTGGGAACATTCTGGCTTCAATAAATTCAACCGCCTGATCGTCTATCGTATTATCTGTTTGTTTGGCTATTGCCTTTAACAGATCCACTATCAACCTTTTCATTGCTTTTGACTTAATAAAGATCAAAAGTATGGGTTTTAAAATTTTTAACATGATGTTAAATATGTCTTACTTTTCAAACATAGCTAAGATGCTAGTATTAGACAAGAATCTTAACTTCTATGGAAGAACAGGAAGAAAAAGAAGGCAATCGTGTCGAAACGATTGTTAAAATTGCTGTTTTAGTTTGGTCTGCAAGTATGCTGACTCTTTCTTATTACGAACCACCTAGTGG